AATAAAAAAGGCCGCTTACTGCTGCTCTCGGTAGCGGTACTTGCCAGGAGAAGCAAGTCGAGAGCATGAGTAAACGGCCTTCTATTACATTGCCCGCTACGACAACAACACAATCTTATCAGATCTCTACAACCTTGCAAGTCCACCCCTCTTTCAACTTACCCCACCCGTGAACCTCTATCTTCCATCCTGCCCTCAAGATAGCCGGTAAGTGCTCACACTCTGCAATCTTCTTTACCCTGGCTGACACGTTACCTCTAGAAGTCGTCTGTACTAAGAGCGTCTCCTCGTCCTTGAGACAGAGGATGTCGCCTATCCCAAATAAGTCTTGGCGTATACGAGCCCACGGGTTCCAGTGCTCGACGATCTGGCATAAGTAACCACGCTCACGAAGCGCAGCTAAAGATCGCTGAGTAGGACTTACCGACGAACGGCGTTTCTTTTTGGTATCAGCGGCAGAGATTGTCGTCACGATGACAGTCTTTAGTAGTTGATAAGCCTAAGATTACTCCATCACAACAAGGAGCCAACATGAAGATCGTACTTACACAAGAGCAGCTAGAAAAAATCCTCAAGGAATACTTCGACAACGATTACAACATCAAGATTAACGAGATTGTATTTGCAGCTAACGTAGAACAGTTCTGCACCATCTACACAAGGGAACTCCAATGAGCGTTGACTACGACTGGTGGCTAGACAGAGAACTTTACAGATACGACAAAGAGAGGGAACAAGATGACTATCAACAACAGTTGGAACAACAGGAATACGAACTTGACCAAGTACAAGATAACGAGGAGTGATTGGGCACTATGCGCGCTATTGGGGATTTGCTACGGAACACTGCTCTACCTGTTCATCAAATAAAGGAGCCAAACATGAAATTCAATGAACTCAGAAAGATCAACGTAACCGAGAAGGTCGAGAAGAAAAACGGCCTTTCTTACCTCTCTTGGGCCTGGGCTGTAGATACGTTGTTGCAACACGACCCTACGGCTACCTGGGAGTACAAGCCTCACCAAATGTGGAATGACACGGTGATGGTGTTCTGCGAGGTCAAAGCCTTTGGAGTATCCCGCACTGCACAACTTCCCGTCATGGATCACAGGAACAAAGCGATTTCTAACCCAGATGCGTTTGCAGTCAATACAGCTATGCAAAGGTGTCTAGCTAAAGCTATCTCGCTACACGGAATTGGCTTATACATCTACGCAGGAGAAGATTTGCCAGAAGAAGATAAGCCTTCCGTAGACGATCACATAAAAACGCTTTCAGAAGCCAAAACAGTAGACGAATTGAAAGCGGCATGGACTACAAGCTACAAAGAGTTCAAGAATGATCCGCAAGCTATCAATCAGTTAGACGCAGCTAAAGAACAACGAAAGAAAGAACTGACGGAGATTAAATGAGTCAGATTCTTGATGCCGCTAAACGATCAGGAGTGCTCATTTCTCACCGAGGTGAGTTCCTGAAGTCGGTAGAAAAGTTTGGCCGGTTGATGCTTAACAAGTCCAAACCGCTGACACCGACACAAAAGGCTTACTTGGCAGCAATCGATGAGTGGATGTCGCTTAACGATCTGGCAAACAAGTTCGGTTGCACACCACAAAACGCCTTGAAGATGATTCGCGCACTAGAGGATCGCAAGTTGGTAACAAAAGAAAAACTTTACAGGCAAGCCTGGGCTTACTACTACAAACGAAAATGAACCTGAACACATTTGAAGAAGGTCTACTGGACTCAATCCAGACCGAGCGTTGCAAGAAACTGCTTTGGTCTGTGATTCAACTAGCAGTTGATGACGCTTGCAAAGCACCCTACAAAACTAGACCGCAAGATGACACGATCACGGCCATGCGGTTTCTATTCGGAGACCTTTACGAGTCTGGGCTCGACAATTATCTGATGTGGCTTGACGTTGACGGTAAACAATTCAAGAGACGCATGGTCGAGGCTATGTTTTCCGATCGTCACGACAAGTTCACCGACTTTGAAAGACGAGCCTTTCGAGCAAACTACAACTGGTATCTGAGAAATGAGATCAATACTAACAACTGAGAATGACCGTAGGAGGGTCATAGAGGCCATAGAAGCCACGGAACTAGGCTACATGGTAACTATCTCCAAACCACCCCGCACAGCGGCTCAGAATCGGTTCTATTGGTCGATCCTGACAGCTTGCGCGGAACAGTTAATGGGCCAGCAGTACACCCAAGACATCTGGCACGAGTGGGCTAAGACGAGGTTTTTGCCTTCTCGTGTCGTCGAACTCCCTGGTGGTCAGGTAAAAGAAATCGAGCCTTCCACTGCTTCGCTTACGGTATCTGAGTTCTCAGACATGGTGGAGCAACTTTTACAGTACGCGCTAGAGAAGGGCTTGATCTGGACAGACGAGATGAAAGACGCTGAACTTGACTTAAGGAAGATCAATGTACACCAACAAAAAGTTGCTTGAGGCTTGTAGGCATCTGCCTTGTGGAGCGTGTTTTTGTGAGGACGGGACTGTAGTCGCTGCTCATAGAAATCAAGGAAAAGGCATGGGCATCAAAGTTTCTGATGCTTTAGTAGCATCCCTATGCTTTCGTTGTCACTCATACTTAGACCAGGGAAAAGAAATGTCTCGCGAAGAACGTCGAGACTTCTGGAACCAAGCGTACATAAACACAATGCAAGCAATGATCGAACGAGGGATATTAAAGGTGCAACATGGAACAAAGAACTGATGATTGGTACAAAGCAAGACTGGGCCACCTAACCGCTAGCAGAGCCTCAGACGCGCTTGCGAAACAAGGAACGGCTACGCGCAGGAACTATCAGATTCAACTCGTTACAGAGCGTCTGACGGGACTACAAAGCGATTCTTATACAAATACTTATATGCAATGGGGTACAGAGCAAGAACCTGTTGCCAGAGCAGCATACGAAGTCCACACAGGGCATTTCGTCGAGCAGACAGGTTTTCATACCCACAAGTCGATTAAGTGGCTTGGAGCGTCTCCTGACGGTTTCGCAGGGTCAGGACTGATTGAGATCAAGTGTCCCAACTCAAACACTCATGTTGATTACTTACTTTCTAAGGAGGTTCCCGCCAAATACAAACCACAAATGCTCACTCAAATGCTCGTGACAGGTAGGACTTGGTGCGACTTTGTTTCGTTCGACCCAAGGCTTCCTGAACATCTACAACTTTTCATCGTACGTTACGAGCCAAATCCGGAAGAGCTAACTAAGATCGAGGCTGATCTGGTTGCCTTTCTCAACGAAGTTACTCAAATGGAAGAAAAGCTATGCCAAAAGAACTGACAGGAAGTATCAGCAAGAACAAGAAGAAGGAGAAGGATGTGCACCCAGACTATCGAGGTTCAGCAATGATTAATGGGGTCGAATACTGGATCTCTGGCTGGGTTAACGAGGGTTCCGACGGAAAGTATTTGGGGCTAAAGTTCCAGCAGAAAGACGCGGAAGTAAGATCAACCAAAGTCGATGACGACGATTCAGTACCGTTCTAATGTTAAGCGTACACCACCAAACCATGCTGAAAAAGGCGTTTGCTAAAAGACCAGCAAACATTTCTGATGACTCTCCCGTACTTGAGAGAATCATTCATATCATCAAGTCTGAGGCTCCAGAGTGTTTCTGGAAGCCTACAGAGTTAGACAAAAGGAGGTTTTTCAATGCACCGAGGCCTGGGACTCCTCACGCTGATGCAGTCTATCCGTTCCCGAAAGGCCTTTTATGAGTTGGCAAGACTTGATAAAGGCTCAGACGAGGAAAGATCGTTTCCGACTCGTCGAGGAAATCTGGAGGGAACACGGCTGGATTCCGCCGTCAACCGAGTGCCCAGACACTATGGCAAAGCACAAAGCGTTTAAGGAGTGGTCGATCCGTGGAGTCGTGGATCAACCTTATCAAGAAAGTTAAGTCGTCTGATGTTGAGGAGATAGCGGCAGCGTACGAAAGTGCACTGCCGTTTGTCGTTCAAGACTGGGCGAAGATGATCCTGAAACTACCCAAAAGCAAACGACTTCCGATCATCGAGAAGATCGACAAAGTACACGGAGACAAGATCGGGCAAATGGTACGAGACGAGATTTTTGCCCAGCATAAAAGGCCTAAGACTTAGCCGGAGGAACAACACCCTTCACGCGCTCGAGACTCCTCATCCCAGCAATCCCTAGCATCCCGCTCAAAATAACCCATAGAGCGTCGGTATCCAGCATGGGAGGTGGTTTTACTTCCTGCGGGACGATCTGCTCTGCCTGCATCCAAGTCCATGCCCAGACCAAAAGCGGGTAAAGAAGAAACTGATAGAACATCGCGCCAGCACCAACCCAACCGATAGCAGGCCTCCAGCCAGCAACGAACATATTCTGATTGGCAGCCTCGACCTTATTCACTTCCATTTGACCAAGGTCTATCGCCTGGTCAATACGCTTGGCCTCAAGCTCAAGTTCCATGCGTTCCTTATCGGATGTGTGCAGGTCTCCGATAACTTTTCCGACGCTATCAACGATGGAAGAGATTCCGAGCAGGTTCATAGCTTGAGCGTCCTGTTAATCCAACCCAACATGAACTTAATCTGGCTTCTGTCTCGCGTCACAATGTCACGATACCTAGCAATCTTTGCTAGCGCGTAATAGGCCACAAATAGCTCTGGATTGGCTTGGTTGAGTGCTGATATGGTCTTAGGGCCAATAACGCCGTCTGGGGCTGTTTTAACGCATATCTGGGCAAGTTTAATGGACACAGGAACGCCAGCATTAACAGCAAAGTTAAAGAGGGACGAGGCTATAACGTCATGCGTTAAATCATCGCCTTTAATCTTGTCCCAAAAGTTCTCTTTATAGAAGTCTCGGACTAACTGTGTCGGAGGTGTTTCCTGGTAGTCAATATGATTCCAGCCCTCCCACTTGGGGTGCATCTTGCGAGCAATACCCGCATAGGTCTGGCCGCCTCGGTCACCTTGTACTTCATGAAGGACGTAACCTCCCTCGTCCTCCATCATCTTGTCAAACGCTTGTTCAAAGTT